GGCCCGATGCCCTGCAAACGCAGAGTTCCGCAAAATGGGTTTTGGGGGGTTTGTCGCAAATGTCCGAATTAGAACTGTTGCAGTTTTTGCAAACTAACTACCTGCGCGATTTGAAAAAAAGCCCAAACCAGTTCAGCACGCACGATTGCGTAAGCGATGAATTGCGCCTGGTGATTGAACTCAAATGCAGGCGTACGCACTATGACGATATGACAATTGAAAAGAAAAAGTTTGATGCGCTGATCGCTAAAGCTGAAACCTTGTTTTACAACGCCGTGTATATCAACTCAACACCGCTTGGAATCTATGCTTGGAACTTATCGTTGCAAGAAATTGAATGGCACACACACTGGATGCCAGCATCAACTGATTTTGGCAAGAGCGAGCAGATTGAAAAGGTCGTTGGCTTTCTACCAATCAGCAAGGCAATCAAACTAACGGGGGCGTTAGATTACTGAAGCGAATGGATGAAACAATGGCAGGCAGACCAGCAAAGCCAACTGAACAAAAACGAAAGACAGGCAACCCAGGCAAACGCCCGCTGCCTGATCTCAAGAATGTAATTGCACTGCCACAAATCAAAGGCGATGCACCGCTTCATTTAAGCGATGCTGGCCAAAAGATGTGGGCAGATGTTCGAGCAATGGCACCGTGGATTGCTAACACCGATGCCAAGTTGCTCATTGAACTATGTGAAAAGATGGATAAGAAGTACGAGCTAAAAGAGAAACTAGCCGCTACTGACTATGTGCTTTTTACCGATAAGGGATATGCCTATGCAAACCCTTTGTTTGGAATGTTAAACACTGTTGAAAACGACATTGTTAAATTGCTTTCATTGCTTGGCTTAACGCCAGTTGATCGCAGTAAGTTGGGGGTTGCTGAAGTAACGACAAAGGGCAAGTTAGCCCAGTTGTTAGAGCAGCAAAAAAAGAATGTCTGAAGTTGCTGGGTGGCCACCTCGTTGGCTTACTGAAGTTCCGCTTGAAGATCAACTTCGTGGTGATGGCGAGTTGTATGCAAACTTTGCCGAAGCCGTTTGCCGAGTTACTAAAGATTCTGTAGCCTCACCTGCAGGCAAGTTACTTGAACTGCGTGGATGGCAGAAAGAATTGCTCAAGCATATTCTTGCTCGCCGTGAAGATGGCAGATTTCGTCACAGAACCGCTTTGGTGGGGATGAGTCGGAAAAACGGCAAAAGTGCGCTAGCAGCATCAATGGGCTTGGCTGGTTTAACACTTGGCGGCAACGGTTCAGAGATTTATTCTTGCGCGGCAGACCGCGACCAAGCACGCATTGTGTTTGGAACTGCTAAGCGAATGATTGAACTAGATGAAGAACTATCTTCAATGTTCACGCTTTACCGCGATGCGATTGAGTTCAAAGATAAAGGCAGCGTGTACCGCGTATTGTCTGCAGAGGCTTATTCAAAAGAAGGCCTTAACCCTTCACCGCTTGTAATCTTTGATGAGGTTCACGCCCAGCCTTCTTGGGAATTGTTTAATGTGCTTTCACTTGCAGGTGGTGCTAGAGCTGACTCACTTCTTCTTGGCATCACAACTGCAGGTGTTAAGACACAGAGCAACGGCCAAGATTCTCTTTGTTACTCGCTTTACCAATACGGCCAACAGGTTGTAAAGGGCGAGAAAATGGACCCATCATTTTTCTTTTCGTGGTGGGAGCCAACACAACCTGAAGCAGATCACCGTGACGAATCATTGTGGCAAGAGGCAAACCCAGGTTATGACGATTTGCTTGACAAAGAAGAAATGCAAAGCGCAGTTTTGCGCACACCTGAAGCTGAGTTTCGCACCAAGCGCCTGAATTGTTTTGTAAATACTTCAGTTGCGTGGTTGCCAACTGGTGCTTGGGAAGCGCTCAAGGACACAGATAGATTTCCTGAACCTGGCGAAGAATGTATTTTAGCTTTTGATGGTGCCTTTTCTAATGACTCAACTGCACTTGTAATGTGGTTACTAGGTGGAGACAAGCCGCACCTAATGGTTGTTGGATTATGGGAACGCCCCGATGATGCTGAACAGGGCTGGCATATTCCAGTTGCTGAAGTTGAGCAAACAATTGTGGACACATACCGCGATGAGCGCTTCAATGTTAAAGAGATTGTTTTTGACCCAGCACGCTGGCAAAGAACATTTATGGTTTTGGATGAAGAAGGTTTGCCAGTTGTTTCTTATCCAAACAGTGCGCAGAATATGGTGCCAGCAACACAAAAGTTTTATGAAGCCGTGGTGAATGAATCATTTACCCACGATGGAGATGAAAGACTTGCTCGCCATATTGCCAACTGCGTAACAAAACAATCAAGCCGTGGTGTTATGGTTGCAAAGGCAAGTAGCCGCCGCAAGGTGGATGCCGCCGTTGCTTCAATCTTTGGCTATGATCGCGCTACACAACCAGCCGAGCCACCAGCACCAGTTGCAAGATTCTTTTCAATTCAGGTATAGGGAGCATAATGAAGAAGATTGATCTATCAGTTGCAGTTGAAGTTGTGGGCGTAACGCTTGCAACAACTGGGCTTGCAATGATTTCAGTGCCATTAGCTTTAATTGTTGCAGGTGTTTTTCTAGTATGGATTACAGAGAAGGCTAACTAATGAGTTTATCAAAGCGTTTGGCGGGGTCAGGTTCTAAGCGATCTGCTAACAATCAATATGTAGAGCCACTGATTCCAGGGCGCCCACAATTTCAATCTCTTGCTGGCGTAACTGTAGATTCAGAAACTGCAATTCGTATGTCCACGGTTTATTCCTGCGTGCGCCTATTGTCAGATACGGTTTCATCTTTGCCAATCGGTGCTTATGTGCGCCGTGGCCGTGAACGCCTTTCTTACACAACTGTTTATGGCGATCAACCAGCGTGGGTTGCACGACCAAACCCTGAAACAACACGCCTTGAATTTTACGAGCAAATTGTTACTTCATTCAAACTTGAAGGCAACGCTTACATTCTGACAGTGCGCGATGATATGGGCGATGTTCAAGAGCTGTATGTGCTTGACCCAGTAGGTGTACGCATTGAGCGCCCACGCGCAGGCGAGCCACTCATTTACTATGTGAAGATTCGTGACACTCAAGGTGTCTATGAAGAACGCCTAACAGATAAAGAACTTTTGCACATTCCTGATTTCCGTTTGCCAGGTCAGCGTTATGGCCTTTCACCAATCGCCGCTTGCCGCACCACACTTGGCGCAGCAATGGCAGCCGATGTTTATGCCGCTTCATACTTTGGCAATGCTGCTAACCCTGGCGGTGTCATTGAAGTACCAGGTGAGTTAACTGAAGAACAGGCATCAGACATTGGCCGCGATTGGAACCTTACCCACACTGGCCCATACCGCGCTGGCAAGATTGGTATTCTTTCAGGCGGTGCAGCCTTCAAGCCGCTAACAATCAACGCACAAGATGCGCAGTTGTTAGATACTCGCCGTTTTAGTGTGGAAGAAATTGCACGCATCTACCGTGTTCCATTGGCGCTTCTTGGCCATCCAGTTGCGGGTGCTATGTCATTTGCATCAGTTGAAGCACAAAACCTTTCATTCGTTCAGTATTCATTGCGCCCAATCTTGGAGCGAATTGAGCAGTCACTATCAACACTGCTGCCTGAACCTGATGGATTCATTCGCTTTAACCTTGATGCACTGCTACGCGGTACAACAAACGAGCGTTACGATGCTTACACAAAGGGATTGCGTGAAGGATTCCTTTCACTCAACGATGTTCACGCATACGAAGATATGGCACCAATCGAGGCTGGCGATCAGTACCGTGTGCCACTACAAAACATTGATGCTTCAGATGCTAAGGATGTTGGCCTCAAGCTACGCACCGAAATTGCTGCTGCATTGATTCAGGTTGGCTTTGACCCAGCAGCAGTCACACAGGCAGTTGGCTTGCCTGATATGAAGCACACAGGTTTGCCATCAAGTCAGTTGCAACAGATTTCAACAATTGACCCAGCCGACCCAACCGCAGTTTATGAGGTTAAGTAATGCCATATTTCGTTTCAGATAAGCAAGCCGATTGTTCAGGATGGGCAACAGTAAAGCAAGAATCAGATGGTTCATATACAACATTGGTTTGTCACGATACAAAGCAAGAAGCAATAGATCAGATGGTTGCAATTTCAATTTCCGAAGATATGGAACCAGGCGGGGAAGTTAACTCAAGGAGTAAAGTGAAAGAAATCGAACGCCGTACATTTACGGTTCAGGATGTTGAAGCACGCCAAGCCGAAGATGGCACAATGCGTTTGCGCGGTTATGCAGCAGTGTTTAACGATGCAAGCGTTCCATTACCATTTAAGGAAACTATCGCCCCTGGCGCTTTCCGTAAAACATTAAGCGAAACACCTGATGTGCGTTTGCTTATTAACCACGAAGGTTTTCAGCTAGCTCGCACAAAGAACGGCACACTTACGCTAAGCGAAGATGATCGTGGGTTGTTTATGGATGCAGAAATTGCAGACACCAGCGAAGGCCGTGATCTTTACAAGTTAGTTGAGCGCGGAGATGTTGACCAAATGAGTTTTGCTTTCCGTGTCATTCGCCAAAAGTGGAATGAGGACCGTTCGGTTCGCACACTTACTGAAGTTTCATTAGCAGATGGAGATGTTTCAGTGGTTACTTATCCTGCCTACCCAACAACAACAGTTGAAGCGCGTGAAGTACTGCGCAATGCAATTGATGCAATCAAAGAAGGCCGCGCACTAGATGGCGAATCAATGATTGTTGTTCAAGCAGTTCTTGATAAGATTTCAGATTCTTATGATTCACTTGAAGAAGGCAAAACAATGCTTGAGGTTGTTCTTGGACTTAACACACTTGAACCAATGGTTGAAATTGAAGAACCCGAAGTTGAACTAGAGCCAACAGGTACGCCAGCCGATGCAGCAGGCCGTTCAATTTCCTTGCGCTTAGCCAAAGCAATCGTTAACAACACAAAATAAGTTTCTGCTGCAATAAGTAGCAGATCGAAGTCGGAGCAAATCCCACACCCTTAAAGCGCCGTGGAGAGCATTGCCACCACCTCAAACCACATTCACACAACTCATTAGGAGATCACTAAATGTCATATTTTGACAATGTAGTAGAGCGCCGCGATGCAGTTAAGGCAGAAATGGATGCAGTTCTTGAGGCAGTAGCCGCAGAATCTCGCACCGACCTTACTGCAGAGGAAACCGAAAAGGTTGATGCTCTTGTAGAAGAAGCACGCGCACTAGATGCAAAGATTGAAAAGTTCGCAACACAGTCAGCAGCAGATGCAAAGGTTGCAGAAATGCGCTCATCAGTTGCAGCAGTAATTACACCTCGCGTTGGTGGAGCAACAGTTACACGCGAAGCACGCACATACGCACCTGAAGCTGAAGTTTCATTCGTTAAGGATGTTTTCAACGCTCAGATTCGTGGAGATTACTCAGCACAAGAGCGCCTTGCTCGCCACACAAAGGAAGAATCAATTGAGCGCCGTGATGTTTCTACATCAAACTTCGCTGGATTAGTTGTTCCTCAGTACCTAGTTGACCTCGCTGCACCATTTGCACGCGCAGGCCGTCCAACTGCAGACTTCGCAACAAGCAAGCACACTTTGCCTGTCGCTGGTATGTCATTGGAAATTAGCCGTATGACAACAGGCACATCAACAGCAGTTCAAGAAACTCAGAACACTGCAGTTTCAGAGACAGATGCTGATGACACACTACTTTCAATTCCAGTACGCACAATCGCTGGACAGCAGGACTTATCACGCCAGGCAATCGAGCGCGGAACAGGCATCGATACATTCGTTGTTGCTGACCTAATTCGTTCTTGGCACACAACAGTTGATGCACAGGTTCTAAACGGAACAGGCTCAAACGGCCAGTTCAAGGGAATCCGTAACTCAGGTGGAAACGCAATCACATTTACTGCGACAACACCAACAGTTGCACTTCTATATCCAAAGTTGGCTGATGCAATTCAGCAGATTCAAAGCAATGTCTTTGAGACACCAACACACTGGATTATGCACCCACGCCGCCTAGCTTTCTTGCTTGCAGCAGTTGATACAACAGGCCGTCCACTAGTAGTTCCATCTGCTAACGGACCAATGAACGCATCAGCAGCAGGCGCAGGCGCAGCAGCATACGCAAACACTGGTTACTCAATGATGGGCTTGCCAATCATTGCTGATGCAAATGTTGGAACAACATACGGCGCAGCAACAAACCAGGATGAAATCTACTGCGTAGCAGCACCTGAAATGCACCTTTGGGAGCAGCCAGGTTCACCATTCGCATTGTCATTTGATGCAACTGGTGCTTCATCACTAACAATCAAGTCTGTTGTGTACGGCTTCGGTGCCTTCTCAGCAGAGCGTTACCCACTAGCAGCCTCAATTATTTCAGGCACTGGTTTGGTAGCACCAACTTTCTAATCGAAAGTTAAAATTGTAAGAGGCGGGTTTTTCTCCCCCGACTAACCCGCCTCTTACTTCTTAAATGATTCGGGGGAATCTATGAAGTCAGCACACAAAGTTTCAATCGGCAGTTGTGACCCAGGAACAGTTAACGGCGGGTTTGCATTTAGTTTGGTTCAAGTTGCTCAATCACGATCAGCACGACTAGGCCCATTCATTCGCATCAAGGGTTCAGGTTTGCTTTCAAAGCAACGCAATCGTTTGGTGAAGCAATTCTTAGAAACCAAATCTGATTGGTTACTAATGATAGATTCAGATGAGCAATTATCTGTTGAAGCATTTGATAAGTTAGTTGAAACAGCACACGATAAAGAGCGCCCAGTTGTAGCAGGGTTGGTATTTGCAAGTTTTGAAACAGGCTATCCATACCCGCAACCAGTGCCAACAATTTTTCAAGATGCCCCTGAAGGTTTCTTGCCACTTAACAAGTACGATAAAGATTCAGTTTTTCAAGTAGATGCTGCAGGTACTGGATGTTTGCTAATCCACCGCAGCGTGTTGGAAGCAATCAGAGCAGATGCCGACCCACACCAGGGTAAAGATTGGCCGTGGTTTTGGGACGGACCTATCAACGGTGAATGGATTGGCGAAGATTTACAATTTTGCCGCCGTGTTCGTTCACTTGGATTTCCAATCTATGTCAACACGGGCGCGATACTGCCTCACTCAAAGAGCTACTGGTTAGATGATAGGCAGCACGATATATGGAACGCATAAAAAGAATTTTAAGAATTAAGGTAAAATCAAAGGAAACCGCTACCGCCGTTCCACAACTGGAACGCGCAATGCTTCCCAAAGTAGAAACGAGAACCAAGCGTGGCGATCACTAACGGGTATGTAACCCTGAATGAAGTCAAAGATGCACTCAATCTTGAGGATTCAATTGACAATGCAGCTCTTGAAATGGCAATTGCAACCGCTTCACGCCAAATAGATGATTATTGTGGCCGTTTCTTTTACAAGGATGGCACCACTCAGGCACCAGCAACTCGTTATTACACACCAACCGACTATTACATTGCACCGATTGATGACTTTGTAAGCATCAACGAGATTGCAACCGATGATAACTTTGATCGTTTGTATGGCACTGTTTGGGATGCAAGCGATGCAATGTTTGAACCAGTCAATAATCCTTCTCGCGGGTGGCCAATGACTCGCCTGTTGGCAGTTGGCTCTTATGTTTTCCCATTTAACTTGCCTCAATCCATACGGGTTAAGGGTGTGTTTGGATGGTCAGAGGTGCCATACGAAGTAAAGACCGCAGCAAAAATTCAAGCCTCTCGCCTGTTCCTGCGTAACCAGTCACCATTTGGAATTGCTGGTAATACAGATTTAGGAACAGTGCGTTTGGCTGCCAAATTGGATGCCGATGTAGAGGCACTACTGCGCCCCCTACGCAAGAACAACGGCTTGGCCGTATAATGTTACCCAGTGAGGTTAGAAACGGCTTAAAAGCCAACCTAGAGACTATTAAAGGTATGCGCACTTACGAGTTAATTCCTACAGTGCCAGTGGCGCCAGCGGCCATCGTTGGCCAGTTAGATTTTACATTTGATTTGAACAATGCCCGTGGACTTGACCAGGCAAACCTAGATGTTGTTGTTTTGGTTCAGCGCTTCACAGAGCGTTCAGGCCAAAACGAACTTGATAAGTACCTTGCAGGTAGCGGGGATTACTCAATCAAGGCAGCAATTGAATCTGATCTAACTCTTGGTGGCGCTTGCAACACTTTGCGTGTCACATCTGCCGAAGCGGGTAATTACTCATCAGGCGATATTGAGTTTCTTTCATACCGTTACCGTCTCACCGTTTGGGGATAAGGAGAAAAATGAGCTACACAGTTACCTCGGACAATTTCGAGGCGAAGAAAAAGGGTGAATCAATCACCGAAAAAGAATTGCTTGAACTAGGACTGAACGCAAATGCCCTAGTTGCAGGCGAACATCTAAAGAAATCAGCATCAACTAAACCAGCAACAGTAGAGGAAACAAAATAATGGCCCGTATAGTCCTAACAGATGCTTCAGTTGTAATCAACGGCATCAATCTCAGCGAGTTTATTACGAGCGTGTCACTTTCAACTAGCGAAGATGTTGTTGACACTACAGGTATGGCTTCAGCAGGGGCGCGTACCCGTGTTGCTGGCCTTGCTGATAACTCAGTTACATTTGAATTTAATCAAGATTATGCAACATCTGCACCTGAAGTAACAATCAACGCAGTTGGTTCATCACTTGTTGGAACAAATGTAACTTGTGTAGTAAAGCCAACATCAGCAGCAGTAGGTGCAAGCAACCCAAGTTATAGTTTTTCTGCGGTTGTTTCAGAATGGCAAGCACTTTCAGGTGCCGTTGGCGAGTTAGCCACAATTTCTGCAACTTGGCCGATCTCAGGCGTAATCACAAAGGCGGTTTAATTATGGCGCGCTTAGTTTTAACAAATGCTTATGTTGTATTTGCAAGCAATGACATCAGCCAATATGTAACTTCAGTGTCGTTAGCAACATCATACGATGTTATTGACACCACAGGAATTTCAACTACAGGCGCAGCTCGCACCCGTGTTGCTGGTCTTGCTGATAACTCAGTAACTCTTGAGTTCAATCAAGATTATGCAGACAATGCACTTGAAGAACTAATTAACGGAACTACCACAACAAATGGAACTGTTGGTTTGGTTGTAGCAATGGAAATTCGCCCAGTTAACACTACAGTTAGCGCAAGCAATCCAAAATTTACCTTCAACGCGCTTGTTTCAGAATGGCAGGCGGTTTCAGGTGCTGTGGGAGAATTAGCAACAGTTTCAGCAACTTGGCCTATTTCGGGTCAAATTGCAAAAGCAATTTCATAATCTACTAAGGGGGAAAAGATGGATGGATTAGCAGTTAAAGTAAAAACAACTGATGGTGTTGAGGCTTCTTACAAGTTAACGCCTCGCATCATTGTTGCATTTGAACAAAACTTTGGCGCTGGTATGCCTAAGTTACTCGGAGAGCAACAAAAAGTTGAACACATCTATTGGTTGGCGTGGAAATGCCAACAAATTAATGCTCAAAATAATGGTGGAACACCAGTCAAACTTTTCGGTCCAGAGTATTTAGATAGTATTGTCAGCGCAGAATTGGAAGCCGATAGTTCTTTCGAATCCACCGCAACAGCCTAACTTATACGGTTGCTGCGGTGGCCTGCGAAACTGGTATTTCACCCAATGAATTACTTGATGCCCCTGAAGGTATCTTTGAAGCAATGACGATTTATCTAAAGGAACGAGCTAAGGCCAATGGCTGATGAAGTAATTGTTTTTACTGGAATTAAAGAAACTATTGCAGACCTAAAAGAATTTGATAAGGATGCAGTAAGACGCTTTAACAAGGTTATCAATACTGAACTTGCTGGCGCTGAAAGAGATGCTCGTAATATTATTCAAGATCAACCACCGATGAGTGGCTGGAGTAAGTCAGATGCTGCCAAAGGCCGCGTTCGTGGTGGTAAAGGTTGGCCAGGTTGGAACGCTGGCGAAATCAAAAGCAAAATTACAAAGACAAAAGCCGAAGGCAAAGTTCGTGGCGATTATACAACCAGCGCTGGTGCTTTGCTTAACAAGTCTGCAGCAGGTTCAATCTTTGAAGTTGCTGGCCGTGTGGCATCGGGTACAAAACGAATGACTGCCCAATCTTCAAGTGGGCAATTTCTGCGTACTCTTGGCAACAGATTTGGCAAGGCTTCGCGTGTAGTATGGCGCGTTGTAGATAAAGACAGAGACAAAATCCAAGCAAATGTAAATCGTGCTTTGGAACAGGCAAAAGCTGAATTACAGATACATTTGAACAGAGAGCGAGCATAGCAAATGGCAACAGGCGCAATTGTAGCCCGCATCCTCACGCAATATTCTGATAAAGGTTCAAAGGCTGCTCAAAAGGACATCAACAACTTAGGTAAAAGTTTTGATGCTTTTGGTCGCAAATCTGCAAAAGCATTTGGCGTTGCAGCGGCAGCAACTGCAGCGTTTGCCATTAAACTTGGCAAGGATGCTGTTCAGGGCGCAATGGAAGATCAAAAGCAACAAATTGCTTTGGCAACTGCCTTGCGCAATACAACAGGTGCAACCGATGAAGCCATTGCAGCAACTGTTACTTACCTTGACAAATTAGAATTATTGGTTGGTGTTGATAACAACCAGTTGATTCCTTCCTTACAGATTTTGACTCAGGCAACCAAAGATGTAACTGTTGCTCAGCAATTGCAGGGGCTTGCATTAGATATTTCTGCAGGTTCAACAAAAGATTTAGGTACCGTTTCATTGGCGCTTGCAAAGGCCATCGGTGGAAATATCGGTGCTTTAACTAAATTAGGCGTTCCGCTTGATAAGAACGCGGTAAAGGCAAAAGACCTTGAAGCAATTTTGGCTTCACTCGCCGCAACATTTAAGGGGCAGGCAGAAAAGCGTGCTGAAACTTTAGAGTTTAGATTGATTAAGTTGCAACTAGCTTTCAATCAAATCCTCGACAAATTAGGGTATGCCCTAATTCCAGTGCTTGAGAAATTTGCTGCTGTTGTTACAACTAAAATCTTGCCTGCAATTAACGAGTTTGTTGAAACTAATCAAACCAAACTGGTTGCTTCATTTACTCTTGCTGCTAACGCTGCAGTTGTCTTATTAACCGCTGCCATCAATTTTAGCAATTGGATTGCAAATAATATGGGCTTGGTTAAAGGTATGGGAGTCTTAATTGCAGCAATGTTTGCAGTAAGCGGTATTTCCAAGTTTATTCTTATGATTCAAGGAATTACTGCAGCAATGGCAATCCTGCGAACAACTGCACTTGGAGCTGCAATTGCAACCGCCCTTGCAACAGGCGGCGTAAGCATTGGAACTGCAGTTACTGCACTTCTTGGTATAGGTGCGCTTGGACTTACTACCAAAAACCTTTTTGATTTAGCAAGTGGCAAAAGTGGTACTGGCGTTCAAACTAAAAAAGGAATTAGCCCAAGAGGAAATACAAACAATATAGATTTTGGTAAAACAATTGGGGGAACTGATGCACTTTCGGCGTTTCTTGCAGCCCTGAACAAAAACACAACAGCCGTTAAAAAGAATACAAAAACCGAATTTGATATTGCAACAGAAAATGCTCGCAAGGAACTTGCAGCACGCCAAAAGGCGCTTTCAGGTGGTAGTTCAATTCCAGTTGGCGGTGGCAGCAAAGTTTATAGCACCCGCAATGCAGCGGGCGGCATCAATGTAATTGTTAATGCTGGCAATGTAATTGGCTCAGCCGATGCACTTGTTCAGGCAGTGCAAGTAGGGCTACAAGCTGCAAATCGCCGAAACGGTGGCAGTGGTGGTGGCGGCCGTAATGCAATGGTAACTCTCTAATGCCAGCATTTGATGGAGTTACCTCACCAAGCATTGCGGTGCAGTTTCTTAAAAGTGGAACTTGGACTTCGGTAACAATTTCTGATGTTGTGCAGATTGATTTTCGCCGTGGTCGTGAGCGTGCTGATCTACGCGATGAGGCTGGTTTTGCAAGCATAATTTTTAACAATGAATCAGGTTATTACGACCCTGATAACACAAGCGCATCTAGCCCGTGGGTTGTCAGCGGCAACAGCATCTTGCGTGATGGCTTACAAATGCGCATTGTGGCTACTTGGAACTCAACGGCTTACCCATTGTTCTACGGTTTTCTTGAAAACAACTTCACCAATCAAGGCTTTTTGCCCAATGTAACTATGACTTTTTATGATGGCATTGGCTTTATTGCCGATGGCTTCGCGCCAGCACTGCCAATTGCCGCCAACTCTGAAACGGCAGCAAGTCGCGCTGGTCGGATGTTGACTATTGCTGGTTGGCCGACAGGTGCAAGCCGATCATTAACTGGCGCAGTTACAATGCTTGCAACTACACAAAACCGTGGATGTATGGAAGCGGTTACAGAGTGCGTTGATGCTATTGCTGGCCGTTTCTATATCTCAAAATCAAATGTGGCTACTTTGGTGCCATTATCTGACAAGTTTAGCCGCCCAACTCAGTTGCTTTTTAGCGATTCAAGCGCAAGTAACACAGTTGCCTATTCAGATTTAATTACAAACCCAGGCACAAAGTATGTGGTCAATGAGGCAATTATTATGCGTGGGTATAACAATCAAATTACATCAACCTATAACCCAAGTGTTACTGCCTATGGCGTGGTCAAAAAAGAAATCTTTGCACCAGTAAATACAGACACTAATGCGACAAACTTAGCTCTATATGAATCACGCAAACTAGCTTTGCCTGATACCTACATCGAGCGCATTGATTTTAACGGCCTTGTGGTTGCTCAAAATGGGTTGCTTTACCCTGACTTCTTATCAACAGAGTTAGCCGATCAGGTCAGCGTTCAGCGCACAACCTATGATGGCCGTTCTTTGCAATGGAACCTTGTGGTTGAAGGTATGAAGCACACAATTACACAAAGCAACTGGAACATTTCTTTTAATACATCCGACATTAACCCTTACAGCATTACCATCTAGGGGGAACGATGCCACTTTGCCCGCAAATTACTAATACGCCAATTACAGTTGTTCAAAATGCAGACTTTACAGTTTCTAGCGTTTTGCCAGTAGTTGCTGCAACTACAACACAATTAGCAGCCACCAATGCAAGTATTCAGGCAGCAATTGATGCCGCAAACGCGGCTGCTGCCGCAGCCGCAGTTGCTGCTGCCGATGCTGCTGCAGCTCTTGCCGAGGCAGAAATTGCTTATGATGCAGCCGTTGGTTCTTTGCAACCAAGTGCAAACACAATCGTCAACGCCAGCAATCAAATTACTAGCATAAAATCTGATGGCATTACTATTTATTCAGGCGCAGACCCAACAACAACTGGTTCTCGCGTGGTTCTTAATTCTCTTGGGCTTGCCGCTTACGGTCCAGGAAATTCATATACTATTTCAAACGCCGTTGGCAATGGAACAACTGTTACATACACAGCAAGTGGTCATAATTTTGCTGTTGGTTCAAGCGTAACCGTTAGTGATTTGGCACCTGCTGGATATAACGGAACATTTTTAGTTACTGCAATTTCGGGAAGTTCTACATTTACTGTAGCCAATACAACAACTGCAACGCTTACTGATGCAAGTGGTATTGCTTTTGGTCCAGGCAGATCGGTTAACATAACAAATGCAGTAGGTAACGGCTCAAGTGTTACATATACTGCAAGTAATCACGGTTATAGTGTTGGAACAAGCGTAAATGTTAGCGGATTAGCACCTGATGGCTATAACGGAACATTTCTCATTACTTCAGTTGTCGCTGGTACCTCATTTACTGTAAGCAATGGAACAACAGCAACACTTACCGATGCAAGCGGTGTAGCTCAAACACCAACTTTGGCTATTAGTGCCACAACTGGTAACGCAGTCTTTCAAGGCAGCGTTACTGGTTCAACTATTATTGGTGGAACGCTCAACATTGCGGGCAAAGCAGTTATTGATTCAACTGGCCTTTTGACTGCAACAGGTGCCACAATTACTGGCACAATTAACGCACAATCAGGTTTCTTTGGAATTGGCTCAAATGGTTGGTCAATAAGCACGACTGGCCTTGTTAGCACTAATTCAGCAACTATTGTTGGTGGCGCTATCTCAGGAACATCAATCACAACAAATAGCGGAACCATTGCAGGTTGGTCACTAACTACAGACTCTTTTACAAATGTCGGTGCAGATACATTTTTGTTTTCAAATCCTGGCAGTGATGGCGTTGCCTATTCAACCATTGGTCGCGGAATTATGCGCCGTTTGCTACTTAACGGTGCATCAGGAACAACATTAGGAACTGCAACACTGGCAGTTGGTGGCGATACGGTCATTGATGGCACTATTGTTTCAGGTGGCACAATTACATCAAGGTCTGGTTTAGTTGTTGATACTTCAGTGACATTTGGAATAACTAATCAATTCCTGTATTTATCTAGCAGTGGAACATTGCGTTCGGCTTTTACCTATGGCAAAGCCGTTACTGGCCGTTCTATGCAAATTAACAGTGCAGGTGATTTTGGAACAACTGCATCAACATTGCGCAAAAAACACGATGTGGAACCTTATGCAATAGATTCTAGCAAATTATTGCAATTGCAAACTAAAACTTTTAAGTATTTGCCTGAAATTGATGACAAGCAAGAACAACAGTATGGATTTATTGCCGAAGAAGCTGAAGCATTAGGCTTATTGCCATTGATTCTGTATAACGAAGAAGGCCAAGTTGATTACTTTGCTTACGAAAAATTGCCTATCTTTTTGCTACAACTGGCACAAGAACAAGAAGCACGAATCCAAGCACTAGAGGGGAAGTAAATGGAACAAGAAGTAGATATTCAAGAAGTCTTAAAAAATATGCGTGACACCATCGGCGTACTTGCCCAGGAAAACGCAGTTCTTAAAGCACAAATCACATCACTTAACTCATAACGGGAGAACCGCGCAAATGACACCAGCAAACTGGGCAGGCTTAATTGTCTCAATCATCGCAATCGTAAGTGGATTTGCAGGGGCAGTTCGATGGCTTGTAAAGCACTATTTGAACGAACTCAAGCCCAACGGTGGCAGCAGTCTCAAAGATGCGGTTAATCGCCTTGAAACGCAAATGGAAATTGTCTTAGACCTATTGGGGAAAAAATGAAATTAGTAAAGAAAGCAACACCAGCGGCAGTGGCAGTGCTACGCCAAGCCACCGCCCTGAAGCCAATGCGCAAGAAGGCATCAGATGGGTTATTGCCATCGGCTGCCCATCAGGTTCAAAGCCCGAATTCAGATCACAATACAGGTTTGGCCGTTGACCTTACCCACGACCCTAAACACGGTATTGATTGCGCTGACATCTTCGAAAAGCTAAAAGAAGATAAGCGAGTAGATTACTTAATTTTCAGCGGTTTTATTTGGTCAAAGGAAAAGGCCAAGCAAGGCAACCGCAAATACACGGGTTCAAACCAGCACCATAAGCACCTTCACATTTCAATCAAAGAAGAATTTGCCAATGACACTTCACCGTGGTTTTGGTGGATGAAAAAGCCAAGCATTGTTACGCAGGTTGGTGCTAAAATGGTTCCAGTTCCTGCAAAAAAAGCAAACTAATACCGATTTGTGCCTGTTTTACAATTTACAGGTCAAAACAACAAGGGAGTCACATAATGGAACAATTTAAGCAAATCTCACTTTCTTGGTTTCGCGCAGCAGCAGCGGCAGCAATTGCCCTATATCTTGCAGGCGAGACTAATTTAGAAACTCTTGGAATGGCTGCCATTGCTGGCGCTGCTGGTCCAATCCTAAAATGGCTGGATGCTTCAGCAACAGATTTTGGCAAAGGCTCAAAGTAATCCACCCTTAAATTTTGGAGTAAATAAATGGCAGGTGAGTACAACTTCACAATCGAGCAAGGCGCAACTTTCAATCTCCTTATGACTTGGAAAATTGACAATGTTGCAGTCAACCTAACTGGTTATACTGCCCGCCTACAAGCACGCATTGATGTTGATGAAACTGACACAATCCTTTCACTTACAACAGGTGCTGGCATTACTCTTGGCGGTGCCGCTGGCACAATCAGCCTAGATCAAACCGCAACACAAACTGCCGTGTTGCCAAAGGGTGAGTATGTTTATGACTTAGAGCTACAATCAAGCGGTGGCATTGTCACCCGCTTGCTACAAGGTGAACTTAACATTTCTGCAGAGGTAACTCGATAATGGCCACAAGCGTTGTAACAATTAACACTGAAGATATTGATGTTGTCATCTCTAATGCACAAGGCCCACAAGGTCCATCGGGGCCTGCAGGTGCTACTGGTCCAGTAGGTGCTACAGGTGTTACTGGTCCAATTGGTGTTACAGGTCCGATAGGTGTTACAGGTCCGATAGGTGCAACAGGTCCTATTGGTGTTACTGGTCCAATTGGTGTTACAGGTCCAGTTGGTCCAACAGGTTCAACAGGTCCAATCGGGGCTACGGGCCAACAAGGAATTCAAGGAATTCAAGGTGAAATTGGTGTAACTGGTCCAATCGGTGCTACTGGCCCTGTAGGTGCTACAGGCGCCGTAGGTGTTACTGGCCCAATCGGTGTTACTGGTCCAATCGGTGTTACTGGCCCAATTGGTGCTACAGGTCCAGTTGGCGCAACAGGCCCACAAGGAATTCAAGGCGAAGTTGGCCCAACAGGTCCAACAGGTTCTACAGGTCCAACAGGTGCTGATTCAATCGTTCCTGGACCAACAGGTGTTACAGGTCCAATTGGTGCTACTGGTGCTACTGGCCCTATCGGTGCAACGGGTGTTAGCGGTCCAACGGGTGCTACGGGTGCTACTGGTCCTCAAGGTTACACAACTGGCCGTTACTATTATTTCAACGAATCAATTACTGAACTTGCTGGATTTAAGCAATTAGGTACTGAACCAACAACTGCTGCAATGGCAACTGTCACAAACTCTGTTGCTGGCAACTCAACTGAACTGATGCAGCAATACATCAGCGAGCCATTTGGTTTTACGCTCATTCCTGCAGGCGCTCAGCGTTTTTCAGTATTCTTTTCAAAGCCAACAAACGGTTCAGATGTTTATGCTTTTGCACGCTTGAAGTTAGCAAATAATGCAGGAACTGTTCTTGCCACAATTGGCGATACAGATTCAGTTCTTATTCCTTACGATGGCGCAAACCCAATGCTTGCTCAGCTTGAGATTGTGTTGCCAAGTTCGGCAGTATCTGCAACAGATCGTATGATTGTTGAATTATATAATCGCAATGATGATGGCACTGCTCGAACAATTAACTTTTACACTGAAGGCTCACAACATTATTCTTATGTAATTACCTCACTGCAAGCCGTTGAAGGCCCTGTCGGCCCAACTGGCCCAACTGGTGCTACTGGACCAATTGGTGCTACAGGCGTTACAGGTCCAACTGGACCTATCGGTGCTACAGGTGCATCAGGTGCTGATTCAATCGTTGCTGGCCCTACAGGTCCAACTGGACCAATTGGTGCTACTGGACCTGCTGGTGCAAGCGGTGCAAACGGTGCAGATGGCGCTACGGGTGCCACTGGCCCAATCGGTGCCACTGGCGCACAAGGGCCTGCAGGCATTGATGGTGCCACTGGCCCATCAGGTGCTGCAGGTGCTACTGGACCTGTTGGAGCCACTGGGCCACAAGGAATTCAAGGTGAACAAGGTTTGGTTGGTGTCACTGGACCAATTGGTGCTACTGGACCCGTTGGTGCTACTGGACCGCAGGGAGTAACTGGAGATGTTGGACCTACTGGTGTTGTTGGTGCCACTGGCGCTGTTGGCGCTACTGGCCCTGTTGGAGCTACTGGACCGATAGGTGCTACTGGACCTGCTGGTGTTGATGGCGCTACGGGTGCTATTGGACCTGTTGGTGCTACTGGACCTGAAGGTGCCACTGGACCTGCTGGAGCTACAGGCCCCGCTGGAGCCACGGGCGCTACTGGACCAGTCGGTGCTACTGGTGCTACAGGCGCCAGCGGCGCTGCAGGTGCCGCCGCTGCTGTTTCATACTCATACAGTGCCACCGCTGGACAAACAACATTTAGCGGCAGCG